CATCAGACCCTCACTTCAAATTTGCTAACTTGTAGAAAGTTGTAAAATACGTTTCTGACAACCCATCAACCAGATTTTCGATTGCCGGGTTGTCTTTTGCGATTTCTGAGCGCGACTTGCAGATCAGTTCAGCTTCATCCGCGATCAGGTTTTTAATGTTGTCGATCGGGAAGGTCATCGCTTCCACCTCGCCAATAAGGCCATAGAAGCCTTGGTAGGCTTCCACGATCCCGTCGATCTTATCGATCGTCTGGTCGTAAAAATCGCCAAGCGCCATGTGCTGGGCAAAAGAGCTCGTCGCCCAGTGCGCCAGATGCGCTGCATTGCGAACCGCAAAGACGCGGGAAACGAGCTCCTCGATAGTCATGTCACTCAGCGTCCTTTGCCTCGGCTGCTTTAAGATCAGCCATACGCTTGTTGTATTCAGCGAGCGATTTTTTGCCCGCTTCCAACTCAGCCTTGGTTGAATCCGAGATAGATTGAATGACATCCTCGACAGCGGTGACCACTGCCTCGAAAGTGTTCTCGACTGCTTCTGCGGCTTCTTCGACTACGTCTTCAATCGCGTCCATGATGCCTACCTTTTTTGCTGATTTAGCCATACTCAACTCGCTACATTTAGGGTTTCGATTTATTACGGGCGCTGATCGCTTTGGCTTTCGCCTTGGCGTCTGCTTTAGACGATGCGCCCCACGCTTGGAGCGACAAAAGGAGTCGGGTCGGGCGACCCTTCTCATCTCTCTCCGGTCCCGGCATGTTACCCATGCGGGCCAGAAAACTGGCGCGGCGGGGATTGTCCCCTCCTTTTACTGGCGGCTTAAGGTTGTGACCTTGCGCTTTTGCAGAGGCACGCCCTTTGGCGTTAAGGCCGCCGGCAGGGTTCTTGCCTTCCTTTCTAGTCCAGGCAGGCGTTTTAGCCATTGCTACATTCCTTTCTGCCTGAACGGCTTCACCTTGCTGGCAATGCGGTCAGGTTGCTTTACGAACTGTTTACCTTTTGCCTTGCCCTCACGCTTTGCGCGCGTGGTAGCGGCATATTCAGAAGACGATAACGACTTAATAGCGGCCTCTGGCAAATATCGCTCACCGGTTTTAGAAGACGGCTTGCCCGATTTAGTGCGCCATTTCTGAGCAGTCCAGGCTTTAAGCGATTGCTGAGGTGCTTTCATTAGTCCCTATAGCCCCCGCCCTTGGCCTTATACTGCTTCGCCAGAAGTTGGGCCTTGCGGGGTGACCACTGGCCGGCCGCAGTGCCCTGAACAGCTTGCCCCTTAATCTTGTTGAACAAAGTCTTACGCATCTCGGGTTTGGTGTAATTACCCGCAGCGTTAACTTTACTCTTGGACGCAGGGGTCTTTGCCATTACTTACCCCGCTTTCCACGCATGATCGCCATGCGGTCCATCTTCTCTTCCTTCTTGGAGCCTTCTTTCGGAGCGCCTTTCTTGGCGTCCTTCATCTTGTCGGCTTTTGAAGACTCGTATTTCTTCATCTTCGTCTTCATAGACATCTTAGCCATTTTATACCTCAAGCAAATGTTTTGGTTGTTGTCATCAGTGATGCCACGTTCGCAACTTCTTGAACACGGCGGCTCCAGCCTTTTCCAAAGGTCGCGAATGTTGGAAGCGACTGGAGGAATTCTAGCCGAATAGCGCAGATCACGTCAACGAGAGCTGCGGCATCCATCTCTTTTACTTTAGCAAGTGTTTGCGGACCAATGTTACCGTCTGCGGTAACCCCGGCTGCCCTCTGAAGAAACTTCGCAGCGCGCCCAGGTCCAGAATTTACGGCGAGATCAAACACCGCGTAATCAACCCCGGAGGGCAACTCGTCGCCTTTAACCGCATCCCAGTAGCGTTTCTTGTAGAAGGACTTGACGGTGCTTGGCGTAAGCGCCCGCATGGCGGCCTCATCAACCTTGTGACCGACATGCTCTTCCCAAGCAGCCTTGGTAACCCCGAGATTCGTCATCCCGCCGGGGTCTTTCGGGTGGTTCACAAAACCGCCTTCGCTCTTGATGACGTGTTCGAAAGCGTCGTCCCAATTCTCGATCATGGTAACCTCAAGCAGTAGGCGTTGACTTGTAAATCATCTCGTCCTTCTTCTCGCTGTCTGCCGACGAGCCGAAGTAGAACGATAGTACAAGCTCCGCTTTTGCCGAGATGTAACCAACAAGCGTGCCGGCCATGGCCGACTCGATCTTGGCGTAGCCCATGAGCGTGCCGATCGTGACCGCGATGAAAGAGGCGATCACCATGACGGCAAGCGTGGGAACAAGATTGGACCTCACCGCCATCTGCATCTCGCGCGCAGACTTGCGATCGTCGGCCGCGATCTTGGCGAGGTCGATGTTCAGCGCCTTCATCTGTACCTGAAAATCGGCGTCGACTTTCTTGAGCGCGGCGAGCTGATCTGGCGATGCATTCTGAAGAGCCTCTGCAACGTCAGCGGTAGACCCGCTATCGTGTCCGAGCAAAACGCCCGAGAGCGTTTTAACAGCGGCACCTGCGAGCGGGCCGCCAAGCGCCGTGGCTATCGTGGGCGCGATCTGCCCGATCAACGGCCCGAATGTTTTGAGAAGATCCATGATATTCCCCAATCAATGAAACTTGGCCCATAGTAATGCGGACCCGGCTAGTAAGCCCGCTAGTAATATAACGCCGCCGACAATGCTAAGCGTGAAAATAATATCTTTGCGCGCTTCTTCCTGTTCTTTCAATTCCTGGGCGGCCCGACGCGCAGCTTCTTTGCGCATCTCGATCACCTGTCGTTGAATACCGTCCCAAGCGTTTTTGCCATAGCGCGCGATGAACATGTTCTTGACTTCAAGCGCCATCTGGTGGGCCTTCGCCTTAGCGGCGTAGAGCTTGACGGCCTCGGCTTCGAACTCGGCTTGAGACTGGAAGAGTTTTTTTCTCCGGGGGGCTGAAGCAACCTGCGTAATTTCTGCGACGCGGGAAAAAAGCGAGCCAACCTTCTCGGCCGTGTCCATGATGTCATGACCGGCATCGACAGCTTGCTTGATCCCATTGTATAGCGCTGTTGCCCCGGCAATCAGCGTAATGGGGTCAATCATTTTGACCCACCGAACTTGAAATAAACTAGTGCTGAGAGGAACCCAAGTAACCCAATCGTTGCCCAGTTAACGATCGCATGCCCGACGGCTTTCTTTGTAGTTCTCCATCCGTCGATGAGTGTACGCAAATCGCGTATGTCACTGCCGGCCTCGTCGTCATGAAGTCCTACTTTTTCAAGCGCCCGTTTCGCGCCCCGTTCAGCAGCTTCGTCAAGAAGTTTTGCAAGTTCGGCAAGATCCAAAGCGTCCATTACGCACTCCTGACAGAGAAGAGAACGGTGTCCTCTTTTGTCTGGCCGCCCGATGTTGTGATTTGAACGTCGAGTGTGTATTGATGGCCCGCGATGCCATAATTGGCAAAGAAGACAACAGTGGTTGCTGGGGTTCCGATCGAATAGGCATCCACGGTGAGGCCGCTGGTTTCGATCGGGCTTGGCGTGAAAGTCACGGTCGAGATGGTCTCGCCGGTATCCAGCCAGTCGGAATAATCAATGGTATATCGCTTCCGCTCGACTGGCGATTTAACAAAATTGGCAAGTTTCATGCGACCGCCCTCAGCCTTGCTTCAGCTTCAGCCCCCCGATACTCGGAGAGTTCCTCGATCTCTGGAATGTTGGGTACCAGGATCAGGCGGTCTTCGTAGTCGAGTGTGACGGCCCGATTTTCGAACGGGACGTTGATCGTCGCGTCCGCATCGACGACGGCAGGTGCAACCAGTATACTATTGGTTTCCTGCGGAACGTAGATGACTTCACTATCTGTATAGAAAAAAGTACTTTCGTACAAGCGGGCAGCCTGCCCGGAAAACGTATAATTTCCTTTGGCGGCGCTGATGATGTAGCCGTGAACCAGACTGGCGGCCGACGTTACATAATTATAGGCGGCCTGAGCAGCATATATGATGAAGCCGGTATAGAGAGCGACAGGGTTACCTGTGTAGGTAACTGCACCTTGCGATGCTGTGATGTTGTACTGGACGGCGACGTTGGCCGGGTTCCCCGTATAGGCGTAGTTGCTGTTGGCTGCCGCCATCTGGCGGGTAGCGGCAAGCGAGGCGGCGTAACCTGAAGACGAGTAAGTTCCGCTGGCAGCGGCAATGGCGCGGGCGGCCAGAAGCGTCGCGTTGTACCCTGTCTGAGTGAAGCTGGTGGTTCCGAGTGCGAGCTTGCGATCCGCTACCAGCGACACCGCGTTGCCGGTCGACGCGTAGGTTCCCTGCGCCAAGGACAAGGTACGGGCGGCAACGAGTGTGGCGGTATAACCTGTTTGAGTATAGGAACCCTGCGCCGAGACAATGTTCCGCGCCGCCGTGACAGAGGCTGCGTAGCCGGTTTGATTATAATTGGCCGAGTTGGCGTAGAGCGTATAGCCCCGCACCAGTCCGGCGGCATTGCCGGAAACGGCATAACTTGGAACGAAGGGCTGGAACGCGGAGTCGAAGGCACTGGAGGAAAAACCGCCATAGGCGGCAGTCTGGGCCGTCAGGGTATAATCCCTGGCTACCTCAAAGGCAGAATTCTCAAACGCTGTCCTCTGAAATACGACGGCCACAGGTCATCTCCATGACCTCACTGGGTCGTTGCGGGTGCGATCGTCAGTTCACCTTTTTCGACCAACGCCATGATCGCGGCATAGTCTGAATTTTCTGGATTAACAGGAACAAAAGATAAATTGCCATTAATTTCTACGGAAATT